CTTGCCGCTGATGTCAGCCAGTGCTTCTAGGTTTTGATCCCGTACTGTGATGTTGCCGCCATAGCCTGCTGTAGTTTTGTTATAGTAAAAGAAAGCGGCTGGGTTAGCGTCGTTGACCAGTATCGTTACTTTTGCGTTAGCTGTGCCAGCAGTTCCTGACCGTGTGACGTTGGCCGTGAACTCTGTTCCTCCTCCATGTGTGCCGTCTGCTGTCGAGGAGAATGCCAGCTCGTGTCCTGTGTGGCTTGAATCGGATACGTCAAAGACAAAGGTAAAGTCTCGTTTAAATATGAGTGCTTTGTTCGCAGTGCTATCTATAACGAAGTTTGTCGCAGTAATTATTGGGGTGACAGTTATTGTTCCAGTTGCTTGTGCGGCCACAACTTGAACATCCGCTATATTGGTGGCAACGCTTTGAACAGCGGCCAGCGATGCAGTGATTGGGGCGACGGTTGACGCGGCTGTTTCTGCCGCCGTCTTCGCGGCCTCCGCGTCGTTTTTGTACGACAGCGCATTCGCCACATAGGTAGCAAAGTTGGTGAATGTAATGGTTGTCCAGCCAGCGTTTGGGTCTGTGAAGGTTCCTACGCGGGACTGGAACTGCCCTATGTTTGACGGGTCTTCCCGAAATTGGAATAGGTCGGATCTGTATTCACCGCTGGAGTCGAATATATCTGCTAACAGATCGCCAAGTGTTCGGCCTCCTAGTTCTGCCGCTTCAAGGTAAGCGTCGAGTACTATCTCTCCGTTTACGCTGGAGTTGAAGCGGAGCTGATCTCCTGTGGGCCGAGTTAACGCCATCGCTTACTTCCCATCCTGACTATCAAGAAGCGCAATGAGTTCTTGCATCGCCGCTCTGCTTTTGGGTTGCAGATTAAGAAGCCTCTCCATGTTTACTATTCGGCCATTGGATGTGGCTGTTTCTTTTTTTATCTCTTCTTGCAAGCTATTCAGAAACTCCGCTTGCTGGGCTATCCGCTCGTTCATTTCTTTAATTGCTGGGTCAATGATCGACTTTATATACTCCCTTGTCTTCGGAGGTATCGATGGGGCTAATGCCTGCTCTACTTTCTTGCTCATCCTTGACCTCTCATCGGCACGATGTTTCCTTTTTGCACGTCTTTTTCTATCTGCTCCTGAGGCTGTACGGATGCGCCTCTAGCCTTCTCCATGAGTTCCATTTGCTGGGATGGGGATGGGCCATCGCGTTGTAATTGTTCGGGCGGTATGCGGAACCTGTCTATATCGGAGATACCCATCGACCTGACGGCTTCTAGTGTCATGGCCTTGAGGTCTAGCTCCATGCCAAGGCCAGATTGTGATGCGATCTGGACAGCATTCAGCCAGCTTTGTGGAGATCTGGACGGCTCTATGGGGAGTGTACCGTCTACAACTAGGTATTCGATGTCACCTTGGAGTGCCTCGCTGTCGTAGTCGAGATAACCCTCCTCGATCATCGGGGCTAGGGTTTCGGACGCGCTGTCTGCGCTCATACGGATTGAACCGTTGAGTGCTAGGCTGTCTTGTATGTTTTCGACAGACATTCGGACGAGTGGTCGTATTGATGTGGCCGAGATGATGCGGGATAGAACGCCAAGTCTTTGAGATCCTAGTTGTGTTAGGCGTTGTACTTCGTATGCGGTTGTTCGGTCGGAGCCTGCGCTTGGCATTCCCTGCTGCGCGTCGGATGCTGAAGACAGGCGCTGTTTCATTTCACTTAATGCGCCTATATCGTTCCAATGCCCGCGTGTTACGTCGGGAATGTTGGCTATGAAGACACCGTCTCCCGGAGCTTGTCCGGGGAGAGATCGGACAATACCCCAAGGATTGCGGTCTATAAGATCGCTGACGGCTACCTTCGTCGGGTCGACGAAAATAAGGTTGTTCATTGCGGCCTGCACGTTGTCTATGCGTGAGCGTAGTAGCCAAGTGGCTATGTCGTGCAGGGGTAGCATGAGGTCGTATAGTGATTGTGCGTAGGTCTTGTGGCTGTCGTGGAACAGGCCGCCTATAACGATTGGGAATTGGCGTCCGTATGGGTTGAGCTGACAGCGGATTACCATGCTCTCGTCTATGATTGTCACGAGCATCCAGATGGCGTCGACGTTTGGCAGGCCGACTTGGTAGCCAGCTAATTTGATCCACGCCTCGTCTATGATGCGGGCGTTGCCAAGGGAGAAGAAGCTGGAGTTTGATCGGCCAGTTGATCGTTCGTTTGGCATGAGGGGATCGATGGATAGACCACGACCTTCCTCCTGATGCCACCTGTGTGACTCCCAAGCTTGCTGGTCGCTGGTCATCTTATATCGATATTTTTTATCCGACTTAAGCTTGGGATATAATCCTGTCTGCACAAGGGCGTCGTATGAGCCTGTTGATGTGAAGACGCAGTATTGCATTGACTCCCAGTCTCCCCATTGTACGCGGGGATCGGGGAAGACGCGGCGGGGATCGAAGTTTGTGATCTGGTTGGTGTTTGTCTTTGCATCCCATGTGACTTTTGTGGGCGCAAAGCCATAGCGAATGCAGTCGAGTAGGTGTTGAGCGAGGCGGGCTTCGCCTGCCGTGCGTCTCATTTGTTGGTGTAGCACTTGTTCGAGGATGGCTGACGCTTTTCTTGACTTGCGGTTCAGTCCTTCGAGTTGAAACATGGGGTTGCGCCCACCGAGCGCGGCCATGAGATATGTTAATACTGTGTCGGCTATAGCGCGGGTATCGCCAATGACTGCTTTCTCGCGAAAGCGAGTAGCTTCCGCTGGGACGTAGACATCGTGTGCGCGGTCGGCAAGTTTCCAGTGATCGTATCGGCGGGAGATTCGGGAGTAGGACATGCGTTCGATTTCACGGATGTACTCGACGAGACGACTGTTTTCGTCGTCGGTGAGATCGATGGCGATGTCTTGGGAATCCATAAGTTTATTGGCATGAGCCGACAGGTCAAGGATTAGACCGTCTTCAGGGATGTGCGCTTTGGCCGAGGGGGAAGATAAAACTACCATGACAGGGATTGTCTTTCTTTTAGAGGGGGTGTCGTCCCTTTATTCTCCGAGAGCAGATGAATAATCTGATCTGGTGAACAGGCTGCTGGAGGCAGAGCGACGATCAATCCCGTTACTGAATGGGTCGTTAGTGTATTGGCGGTGGGATTGGATTTGTTTGAGAAGGCTGTCTTCTGCGACGAGAGGATCGACTGCAAAGTTCGAGTCATTGTGGAGCGGGGTTCTTGCGAGCACGTCTAGTACTATAGAGAGAGCATCAACTTGATCATCGTGGGAGCCGTTAGGGAATTGTTCTGTTTCTTTTATAAAATTTTCTAACCACGGGGCGGCTGTCGGGAGCAGGCAACGGCCACCTTCTATAAGGGGGGTGACTGCGGAGACGCGGGAAACTTTGTCTGAGACAACCTTGTATGGGATTACCGAGAGGCCAGAGTGTGTCTTAAGTTCTTGGAGCGCGGTTGTGCCAGACGCTTTGTCCTCTATGTACATCGCTCGAAGGCCACGGCCTCGCCACTGGTTGTTGAGTCGGATGAGGGCGCGTTTGAGTTCTGGAAAGTCGAGACGGTCGCGCATGACGTCTAGGATGTAGATGTCTCCGTCCTGTGCAAGGCCAGCGACTAGGGCTACAGAGTAGTCGGCCAGCTCTGTTTTTTTGAATGCGCCGTCTACGCCAATGACAATCTGGCTGAGTGGTGGTAGCTGGGAAAGGTCGGGGTCGTAGTTGCCCCACCAGTTGCCACGGATGAGGTTTCCGCCTTCGACATATGGGCGTTGCTGGTACTGGGACGCGAACTCGCGGGGGTCTGCGCGTTCCTCACGCTCTAGCCATGTGAGTGGGAAACGCTCTGGCCACAGGGCTTGCTTCTCTGGTAGGCGGCCTTGTCGTTTCTTCTTGGATATGGCTTCGTAGAAGACGTGATGCCAGAAGCCTTCCTTGAAATCTTCGCCGTCTAGGATTGTGCCAGTGATGTCTGAGGGATGCCAGCGAGTGTGGATTACTATTGTGATTGGCTGGCGGTTTTCCTT